TTTAACATTATCTAATTCTGGATCACTTTCGATTTTTTCAATAATTTTTTCAATTTTTTCAATTTCTAAATCGACAATATCATCCATAAATCGTTCGGCATAAATTGTATATTGTTCAAATTTATCCCAATTAAATGTTGCAGTAGATGTAAATGGATTATCAACAAAACCATATAAATTCAAAGATAATAATCTACAACTATCATAAGGGCAAAGTGTGATTTCACCACAATTATGTACACTTATACCATTACAATCAAATTCATGTATATCATTAACAGTACAATCATACACATCTTCAATTCCAATTAATTTAATAGTTTTAATTTTATCAACAAAATATTCTTTGTATAATCCCCTTGATATTTTAGATAATACATTATTTAATTTATCTTGTTTATTTTTATCTTTAAATCCTATACGTTCATTAAAAATTAACAAATTTTCTTTTGATATTACTAATTCGTGTTGTGATTTGACATCATATTCTTTTAATCCCCCATTACCATCAGGTAACAACTTTTTTCCTTCGATTCTTCTATTTTTATAAATTGAAGAAACTATACCCAATCTCAATAACATTCGTTGTATTATTTCTAAATTATTTAAATTGGATGATGACAATCTAACATTAATACCTTTTTCTATATTATCCATAACACAACCATCAGCATCTAATATACCTGATATAAACCCACAATAAAATTCCGAACTTTGTTTTTCTATATTTATTCCTAAATTTTTACCATTGGACAATAAACTATTCGCAATTCTTCCAAGTGATGTTGATTTCACAGTTATTATATCAATTAAATCATTACCACTACCTAATTTTTCGTTATATGATAATGATTTTTTTATACAATTAACTGCAATATTTTTCATATCAAGTCTATTATCACCCCAATATCTTAAATATGCAGTATCTCCAACTAAAGAACCATCACCAACTAAAGAACCAATTAACCAACCAATATTATTATCGTTGTTATTAAATGAAGATTTAAAATTTATATTAATATTTTCATTTAAATTAATATAATCACCAATCTTTAAATTTTGCAATTCAACCCAATCGTATTTTTTAACACCCCTATTATGTGATAATACTTTTTTAAATTTATGATTATCTGTTGCTTTTATTTTAAGTCCTTTAATAGTTTCAATTTCATATACTAATTTATCACCAGTATAAAAAAAACCATTTTTTGACAAATATTGACCATTGTTCACCAATGCAATAAAATCAATACCAATTAAATCTTTAACTTGTCGTGGACCATCATTTGTCATCACCCAAGAATCATTAGTTACACACGGATTGGTCGAAACTGTTGTGAATCCATATTCTTGATAACAATCAGGAATAGATTCTTTCATAACAGTATCCCAAAATAGTACACCAGGTTCTGCTGATTTCCATGCATTATGAATAATTTTTTTCCATAATTTATTTGCATCAACTTGTTTTGTTAATATTGGATTTTTTGATCCGATTGGAAATATCTGTTCAAACATATTAGCATTTAATGCAGCTTGCATAAAATCATCTGTTAATTTGACAGAAATATTTGCACCAGTTACCTTACCTTGTTCTAATTTAGCATCAATAAATTCTTCTGAATCTGGATGTTGTATAGAACAAGATAACATCAATGCACCACGTCTACCACCTTGTGCAACTTCGTTAGTAGAATTAGAATATCTATTCATAAATGGTACAATTCCTGTTGATGTTAATGCTGAATTTTTTACAGGCAGTCCTGCTGGTCTAATATGTGATAGATCATGTCCAACACCACCCCTACGTTTCATAAGTTGAATTTGTTCTTCATCAATTTGACAAATTGAACCATAGGAATCCGCAGTATTTCCGATAACAAAACAATTGGATAATGATACAACTTGTGCATCATTACCAATACCTGACATTGGTGATCCACCAGGAATTATGTATTTAAAATCTCTTAATAATTCAAATATAAAATCTTCTGATAATGGATTTTTATATTTATTTTCAATTCTATGTAATTCTTTTGCAATTCTCCTATGCATATCATCTGGTGTTCTTTCATAATAAACAGTATCACCATCCTTTGTAGCCTTTAATGCATATTTATTTACAAAAACATCAGCAGCCAAAGAATCATTTTTAAAATATTCTAAAGATGCATCAAACGCTTCGTTTCTTTTATACTCCATTTTTTAATTTAATTATTTTTTATATAAAGTTGATATTATTAAGATTTCTTAAATATCCACTTTGTTTCAATTCTACTATTATTTGTGTTGCATATTCTTTATCTAATAGCTTAAACATATTAAATATGTTATCGGTAAAATAATATGATAATTCAACAAAAATTTCAGATTTAGAATATTCTTTACCTACATTTTCTAATAACATTCTATAATAATCATTAAATGCTTGTTTGTTTGGTTTTCTTCTATTTGAAGAAAAATCTAATTCTGTTTTTTCATTTAATAATTCATAAACATCTTTAGATAAATTTAATCTATTAACATAATCTTCATTATTCTTACTTTCAAAATCAAAACTTGATCCAACTTCTAATGTAAATCCATCATTAACATTAAATAAATCTTGTGTAGAGCTTGATTCACCATCTTCTGTACTATTATCATCTTTACCTTTAAAAATTGTATCTCGTTGTAGAGCGTGTTTACCTTCAATTTTATGATTGTTTGTATTGAATTTAAACATTATATCACTATCAGATTCTTCATCATCATCTTCATCTTCATCATCAATTGATTCAGAATCATCAATTCCAGAATTTTCATCATAGTCTTCTTCTATTACTTCCAAATCTAATAATTCTTCTTCTTCTTCATATAATTCTTCTTCATCATCTAAATCATATTCTTTCTTTTTAGTCATTAATATTAATTATTTTTCTGTTATTTCACACCCACCAATGTATCATTTTCCATAGTTAAAAATTTAGTATTAAAATCGAATCTAACTTGTTCTTCATGATGTTCACCATCTCGTAATTTCAAAATTTTTAATCTATAAATATTGTTTCTTTTCATTTCAGGATTGCGAATAATTCCCCATACAGAATCAGCAGTATCAGCAATAGCTTTACTTTCTGGAATATCAGCTAATTTTATATCAGATGCACCCCAAACAGCTTTATCTGTTTGTGTTGCTGTTACAACAGCACATTCATATTTGTCACCAATTCGTCTTAAACCTTCTGCCAAATGTTTACCTTTTAAATATAACATATTTGTTACATCAAAACCTTTTTCAATTGACATAATGTTAATATAATCGACAACCACCATTCCAACTTTAAGCCTTTTAACTTCTTCAAATTTCTTAACATAATTATCTATATCTGTAACCGTACAATCACTGGTATTATACTTTTTCACAAAAATTTTTCCAGGTTTTTGATCAAATAAATTACCACCAGTCACTTGTGATTTTAGATTATTTAGCCTTTGTTTTAAAAACATTGGATCCTTTGTTTTAACATCATATTCATCTGTTTGTATTTTAAGGCGCATACAACCCAATCTTTTAAATACTTTTCTATTTGCCATTTCCAATGTAATAATCAAAACATTTTCTCCAGCATTAGCAGCATTAACAGCTATATTATGTAACCACATTGATTTACCAACATTTGTTTCACCCATAATTACATTCAATGTTGATTTACTCCAACCACCACCTAAAATAGTATCAATACATTGCCATCCAGTTGGTATACAGTTTTTTGATATTTCTTGCTTGTGAGATTCTGGATCATCAAAATCATCACCTAAATCCTGATCATCATCATCTACAAGTAGTACATTACTAAACATACCCTTAATTTTTTGCGCAACATCAACCACATTATCATAATCAATGTCATCTAAACTACGCACAAAATCAATACCTTTAAGCATATCACCTTGAAGTTGGTTCTTTATTTTCCAACTCTTAAATCTTGGTGTTAACCATTCTGAACTAATGTCACCATTATCAGATTGTAAAAGTAATTTAATAACTTTATCACTTATTTTATTTTCTTGATCTGCAAGTTTAACCATAGAATATATCTGATTAATACTTGGAACAGTATGTGATTCACTTCTAATATATTCATCTCTAATTACTGAATAAATAAACATTATATCAGAATTCTTAAAAAAATATGGTTCTACCTTACTAAATTGATCAGGATTTTCTAATATGTGAACAAAATAATGTTTTTCTTGATTTGTATTTGTAATATCTGCCATTTTAAAACTATATTATTTAATTAATCGAACAAATTTTCATTATTATCATCGAGATCAAATTCTTCTGATGTTAACATGTCTTTTTCTTCTATTTCATTTAATTTTTCATCAATTTCTTCTAATTCTTTAAGATATTCATCATATGAAGGATATTTAAAGTAATCGTATATAATTGGTTCCATAGCAGCTAAAACTTCAGGTGTAAAAACCTTTCTATTGAATAATTGTTTTTCTGCAAGATATGTATCCAAATGTTTAACATACCAACGGTTATATGAAGTATATGAAATTTCACCAGTTTCTTTATCTACAACTTTTTTAACTTTTGCAATACCAATTTTGTCAAAGTTTTCAACAGTACAGAATAAGTCCAATCCTTTAAATGGATTAATACCTTTACTATAATCTATTTCAAATTTAACTTTCTTTGGTTTTGCTAGTCTGTTTTTATTACATTTTGCTGTAATCACAGAACCTGAACGACCTAAATCCATTTCATCTTCTTCACCTGTTTTTAATTTTGAATCACTTAAAAACAATATTACACTTGCTGCATAATATAAACCTTCACCACCACTCATAATGGTCTGTGGAAACATATCTTGAGTTAAATAAATATGATTTGTTGCAACCAATGGTATATTTAATCTACCCAAATCATTAGTAATAAGTCTCATTAATGATTTTATCTGTTTTGCACGTGTCATATCCTGTTTCACAGTTTGTTTAAGGGTATCTTCCTTTTCTTTTTCTGATGATAACATACCAATTGAATCTAATATCACAATTGTTTTTGATACATCAACACCAGTGTCTTTTAATTTTTGTAAAGCATCTAAAAATGACATTAAGAAAATTTTGATTTTTTCAACTATATTAGTACGTATTAACATAAATGTATCAGAATTTGATGTATCAATACCATACATATCAAAATCTGATTTTTCAATACTATATTCAGTATCAATCCAAACAACATTATATCCCATTTTTTGGGCATTTCTTGCTATGTTTAAGGATATAAATGATTTACCTGTTTGTTTTGGTCCAGCAATAAGGGTAATTTTGTTAGCGGGAATACCACCTTTTAAAATACTTTTTGATAAAAGTCCATCAACAATATGAATACCTGTTGATATAAAATTCTTTTCTTTATTAAAATCTTCAACTGAAATTATGTCCTTTTTGTCCATATTGTCTATAAGACTTGACAATTTTGAAAAATTAAAATCGTTAGATTTTTGAGAAGTTTTTGCAGTTTTTGCAATTTTTGCCATATTTTCTAAATTATTTTTTATTATTATTATACATAAAACATAATAAAAAGTTTTAAATAATTATGATAAATAAAATAAATTTTAACAAAAATTACATATTCATATATGTGATAAATTAATAAAAGTTTTTAAAAAAAAGCTAGTAAAAAACTAGCTTTTTAATTTATTAACAAAAAAAAAGCCAGTAAAAACTGGCTTTTTTTATTTATTTTATTCTTTTTCCCAACCTATACAGTTACCTTGATCTCGACCAACTAAAGTTGAAATATTTTTTTCACATTCAGGAATAGAACAATCAAAACCGCTATCCCACGCATATTTGCATGTAAAACATTTTTTATTAATCGGATTAAATGAACATTTCTGTTCATGTATCCTCATTTCTTCTGCATCTTGAGTAAAATGTGTACAGAAATCACATTTAAATACATCTATCATAATTAATCATTTTAAACTAATTTACAAATATAGTAAAAATATAAATTGAACCATATTCAAAATATATATAATCAAAAAAAAATATTATATGGATTTCTACATAGTCTTTGTTAAAAATAGAAAAAAACTAGACAAATATATGAAAATAAATAAAATTAGAAATAAAACAATTA